CATCCCGCCCAGCTTAATTTCTCTTGGCATGTTTCGCTACAAGAACATGTTGGATGTACTCCATCAAAGTGAATATCAAGGTAATGTTGAAGATGATTTTCAATAGTATGCACATCTGTCAGATGTTCAAGAAATCCTGATTCTTGCCCAAATGTTTCATCACATTTTGAGCACTTAATACGAATATAGGCCACGATATAAATATATCGCAGCCCATAAAGCTGTACAATCCAGTGAGAATCAGTATTGCAGTACGCAGTTGTCGTAACGAAGCGTTAGAGAAATTTCAACAGGGGCTCCATCTTCGTATGTAACTTCATTGAAGTTTGCATCTGTGATGAACGCACCTTTGATGTCCCATAATTCTACAACAGTACCAACTGGGTCAAGCATCTTTAATTGAATATCGCGTTTGTAGAAGTCTGCGTAGCCCGAACGACCAGAGACTGATTCGAAGTGGAGACGAATCCACTCCATGACTTGTTGCGCGCCGGATGGAGCGATTGGGTCATGGAGAGTTACGTTCATTGTGCTGAATGTTGTCTTACCAGCGAGGTAACGGCGTGAATTGATGAACGGAATTTCAACTTCTTCAGTTGTGACTTGAGGACGAGCTGCTGTCTTGATGATGTAGGCGTCGACGCCTTCAATCATGAGCACCCAGCGGTTCTTGCGCTTAGGCTCGAATTTATTTGGAATCATTGATGTAACGTCGAGTGTCTCAGCCATTGTAATGTACTCCTATAAAGGGTGAGTAATGATAAGTATTCCTATACGAAAAGTGTTGCTACTTTTTTTAAGGTTTTTTCCGATTTAAGAATATATTAGGGTAGCAGGGAAGTCCAAGAACAGATGGCCACCAATAAAAACGAAAAGTTAAAAGTTGTAAAATGTCCTTTATGCAATAGTTTTGAATCAAAAAGGCTTACATCATTTGAAGTTCATCTTCAAGAAATTCATCAAATTACGACACAAGAACTATGGAACCGATTAAATGAAGGTCCTATAAAATGTGCCTGTGGTTGTGGACAACACACCAAATGGAATGGGTGGTGGAAGGGTTATTCTAAGGTCATTAACGGTCATAACGGTTCAATTTACAAAATGATGGATTCCAAATCAGCTTCAGAAATTGCAAAAAAAAGATCTGAATCATTGAAAGGAAAGCAGAGTTGGGCAAAGGGATTAACGAAACAAACAGATGGCAGAATTAAAGAAAGAGCAGGTGCCACATCACAAGGAAGAAAAGCTGCTTTTAATGAAGGACGCATTAAGGTATGGAATGAAGGATTGACAGCTGAATCTGATTCTCGTATTGCAGCCTTGAAGACAAACCTAAAAAATAGGTTTTCAACAGGTGAGCTTGTACCATGGGCAAAAGGGTTGAGCAAAGACACGGATGAAAGAATTCAAACTATTGCACAAAAAGTCTCACTAACGTTGAAACAAAAACAGATTAGAGATAGACTAGACCACCTTAAGAGATTATCTCACGATGAAATCAAAGGGCGAATAGAAAAATCCGGTCAACTAAAGGTCGTCGGAGGGTTAGAAGATTACATTAACGATGCGCAAAAAATCATCGCCGTAGAGTGTAATGGTTGTGGCAAAAAATTTCAAGGTTCATTAAGGAGCTTACAACGAGGCAGATGTTATCATTGCTCTCCTGGTGGCTCAGCAGCACAAGAAGAATTAGCAAAATGGATAGAATCACAAGGATTCAAAGTATCCAGGAATGTGAGAAAGACTCTAGGCGGATTGGAATTAGACATCCTTGTAGAGGATAAAAACCTAGCAATTGAATACAACGGATTGTACTGGCATAGTCATGTTAATAAGACTCAAGGATATCATAACAACAAAAGCAACAACGCAGAACAAGCCGGTATCAAACTAATTCACGTTTTTGAAGATGAATGGAGAGACAAACGTGGAATAATACAATCCATGATTTCATCTCGTCTCGGAATCAATCAAAAAACAATTCATGCTAGAAAATGTGAAATAAGAAAGTTGACAAGGAATGAAAGAAAAGATTTCTTTGAAAAGAATCATGCCGATGGGGACGTTACATCTATCACGGCATGGGGACTCTTTGAAGATTCAGGAGAAATTATTTATGGTGTGTCGATTCGCAAGCCATTCCATAAAAAGCATGATGGAATTGAAATAGCAAGATGTTGTCCTAAATTGAACCACAACGTACCAGGCGGCATTAGCCGGCTCACAAAATATGTTAAAAAATGGGCAAAAGAAAATGGTTATAACAATGTTATAACATATGTTGACCACCGTTGGGGAGGAACTGGTGATGGATATAAACTTGCTGGATTTAAAGAAATCACCAAAACTCCGCCTAGATTTTGGTGGACTGATTTTGAAAACAGATACAATCGATTTAAATTCAAAGCCGATTCTTCGGAAGGGTTGACGGAAGCACAAGTCGCAGACCAAGCTGGTGTAGTTAAGATTTGGGGTTGCGAAAACTACGTTTTAGAATTAGAAGTTTAAACTTCTGAACCGGCGCCGACTCCGACAGATACGTCGACAGACGCAAATTCATCAGTTCCAAGAGGGCGGATATAAACTTTTGCTCTTATAATCCCATTTTCAATATCATTGACAGACGTCATCAAAGAATCAATATCCACGCGATATGCTCTTAATCCATTATTGCGTTGAATTGATTCTAACCGTCGACTGATTTGACCTTGTAAAACTTTGATCATCGAATCTCTACTGCTCGTGAATAAAATTCTTGTAGCTATATCTCTTATTTCCCTACGAATTTGTAACAATAACCTTCTAACACTAATTCTACTCAATAAAGAATTTTTGTTTCCTAATGTCTTTTGGCCGCTTATGATAACACCAGATGCTTGACCTTCTACGTTTTTAGGCGAATAAATTGGATTAATGCTTCCAGAATATAATAAGTTTCTTTTCTCTTCATCAAGTTTCACTAACGTTGTTAACGTTTTATTTAGCGCGCCGCGATCAGCTCCTGCGGGGGCATACCAGGGTTGGCCAATAGTGTCATTTAAAGAAAATGCTCCTAAAACTGCGACTGAAGGTGGAACTGATACTGAATTTGTCGTTTGATAACGTTTTATGTCAACTTCTAAAATGACATCTGGAAAATATGCTGCTGCAAAGGTTGAGTTAACATATCTTGACGCAAACCTGTTGGTCGTCAATCTTACATTAGGCACTAAAGAATTATCATAAGCTTGCGAAATAGATATGTCGATTAAATCTTCATTATTGTTTAATTGTTCAATGTCCATCAAGTACAATGAATCGAATCTTTCTTCAACAACTTCTATTGCGGCATTAGTGATGGCAGGTTCTCTAATTCCAGGAATTGCTAAAATTTGCATGTCGACCGCTGAAGGACTATTGATGACTTTTAAGGCAGACAAATAAGATGACACAGTTGGACCAGATAATTTGCCGCGATTTGCATTTTCTATATCATCTGTCGCTGCTGCATTTGAAATGTTGTATTCGTCTTTATCAAAGATGTTAACTCCATCGAAACCACCTTGCAAAACGAATTGAAAAGAAAGATATGCGAGATTAGCAGGATCGTAAAGATCATTTATTTGTAATCTTCTAGAAGATTCTTCATCGTTAACTGATATGATTCCATCTCTAACATATTTTGCCTTAGCCCAATTCTCAGAAATTAAATCATTTGAAAGATTCTGATCAACTGATCCGGTTATCACTTTAATATTTTCTAAAGTAAATAAATTGTTGTTAAATCTATCGTTGTCAACAATCCCAAGTTGTTGTGTATCTGCATAGCCTACTTTTTCAAAAGCTGAAAAATTAATTCCGCTTATCGAATGATTTGGAAAATGTTTGACAAAACTATCAATCGATTTATTAAAAATATTCGTGTCTAAATTTTGATTAGATAAATCGGTTATATGATCAAATCTAATCCCCCATCTACGATTATTGACGACCTTGCGCTCATTTTGCTCATTTTTAGTTGAAATTGTGTCCGTAAATGGGATAGGCGGAATTACGGAATTTCTTAAAAATGTATTTGAAACTAACGCTGAACCGTCGTCTGAAGATAATCCTGCTAAAGGAGACGATCCAGACGTTATTATATGTGACATTCCTCTAAAGCCGAATGGCAATGTAGTAAAAGGAATTTTATTATTTTGAACGTCTTGTGAAACTTCTACTCTAATATAGTTTGAGCGATTATCATAATTTCCCTCTACGACAATCCTTTGTTCATTTTCAACTCTATCAAAATCAAAGTATGTGTGCTTATCCCCGATGACTTTTAAAATATAACGAGGCGAAGATGGATCTAACGATAGGTTGATAAACGTTTCTATTGGGTTAGAAGTCTCTAAATTATCATAAATATTTCTAATCGATAAATCGAATGTTCCATATGGATAAGTTGCATCTTTTTCTGCAGGACGTATATTGTTAACAATAAACTTATGTTTATTGGCTACTCTGTCTCCTGAGTGTAATGAATGTAATTTAAATAAATTAAAAGGCTTTCCTTGAAAATTTTGAGAAATTATCCAAGGCGACGAAGCATTTGAGAATCTATCTCTAAAATTCTCATAATTTGGAACGGTTGAACTTCCAACATTTCTTGCTAAAGATGAAGTGATAATAAAGACAGAACGTTCTGTAGAAAATATTCTTTTTGAATCATCGGCTACATCAGCGCCGGCCGTTACTACACCGGTTCCAGTTAAAACCGCAGTTGCTGGATGGATATCCCAATGCGCGGCTAGATAATGTCCTGCTTTTTGTAATAATGACGCAGTAAGATTAAATACTCTACTAATATAACGAGGAGACGTTACGTCAAATGATGCAGTGATAACATTCGGGTATTTGTTTGTTCCTTTATGACCATTTAACAACAGCACAAAATCTTGTAATTGTTCATTATTGTTGTTTGGATCAAAAAATCTTACAGTTCCTAACGTTGTTCCTTTTGCATTAACGTCATTTCCAATTAACGTTTGTGCAGGAGGAGAAGAATCGTAACCTCCACCTGAAGACGATAATCGTAAAACGACGCCTGACGGAGCCATTAAAACTCCTCTAATAATTGGAATAGATGAATTCAAGATTCCGTTTATACTACCTGTTCCTTGAATTTTTGCTGAACTAAAAATTGTAGAATTATTAGATTCAGACATAAAACAACCAAGAAAATAAGTTCTACCTAAGACGCCACCAATATTTGCATAAGGATTTTGTCCTAGCGCACCTGACAAAGTTGAATGCTCTGGTTGCTCTTCTCCAACAGTAAACCCAGCGTTATTAACGTCACCTGTATTGTTTCCACTTTGAATTCTAGCTTTTCCATCACCGGCGCCTAAAACCCTAATAAACCCAACGGCCGCCGCGGGGTTTAATAACCACTGTTCAACAGCCAATGGACCGTATGACGTATATTTGTCATCGGGGGTAATGGCTGATCCTGTCACATAAGGAATACCAAATATCGAATTAAAGTCTCTCGTTTTTGTAAAGTACAAAGGAGAAAATGCTGGTCCAGTTTGTGAAGTTCCTATAACGATAGCAGGAGTTGAAGATAAGCTAGCAAGAGGTACTACCGTCGTCCCTGCTTCTTCTGCTGTCACACCTGCACTTTTATATACGACTTTCGCCATTTAAATCTTCTCGTTCATAACTATGCAGAGTTATAAACTATATGACCTGCAAATTCAACATGTGATACTACAAATAATTAAGGGCCTCCAAAGAAGCCCTTAAAAATTAATCCATTATTTTAATACCTAAATTATTTAAATACTTTTTTACGATTTATTTTATTGAACTTGTTGAAGGTTGTTGGCCACAACGAAATCCAAGGAGACGAATTCAACTGTCTTAGTGGGTTGTAAGAAGATCTTGCCACGTACAGTGTTGTTTTCAACATCTGCCTGCGTCGTCGTCGAAGAATCAATGATAACGCGGAATCTCTCAAGCCCGGCGAGAGCTTGGATTCTTTGAAGACGTGGTGTCACTGCTGCAGAGAAGCGAGCCAATGTTGCTTCACGGTTTGGTTCAAAGATGATTGTTTGAGCAATCTCACGAACTTGACGGCGAATGTCGATAAGAAGTCTACGGACGTTGATTCTATCAAGCGCAGATGCAGTTTGAAGCATCGTCTTTTGACCCCAGACAACTACACCACCTTTTGGATTAGTTCCTCCACGGGTCGTTGTAGAAGGAGCGTAGATTGGGTTGATGTCTTCATCATAGAGCGAATCAAGATCTACATCCTTAAGTTGAATGCTTGTCTCAAGGGTTGTTGGAAGCTCTCCTCTGGTTAAACCAGCTGGTGCAAACCAGGGGTATCCTAAAGAATCGTTCAATGCTAAGGCGCCCATGACAACTACTGATGGTGGAACGATTATAGAGTTTGTTGGTTTAGAAGGATCCTTCATTAAAACGTCAGGGAAATATGCGGCCGCAAATGACGTATTAAGATTACGAGCCTTGTGTTGATCTACTGTCTCCTTAACAGATGGTTTTGTCGTAGATGAGATATTGATCAAGTTTCCGTTCTTGTCTACTTGTTCAACGTCCATAATGTATAGAGCGTCGAATCGTTCTTCTGTCGCTCTAATAGCTTCGTCTGTGATGATCGGGGCACGAATGCCTGGGATTGCAAGAAGCTGGATATCTACGTTTGTCGTATTTTTCATAACATCGAGAGCCTTAAGATATGCTGAAACGTTGGGTCCGACGTTGCGGCCTCTATCAACATCATTCATATCAGCTACGACTGCAGCGTTGTTAATCTCTGCTTCATCTTTATCGAAAATATTAACTCCGTCAAATCCTCCTTGCATAATGAAAGAGAACTTTAAGAATTTACGATTTTGAGAATTTGTAAAATCGCTGATTTGAACCGCTCTTGTCTTTGCGGCATCATCAGTGATGATGTTTCCTTTTCTAACGTAAGTTGCATATTGCCAATCATTATTTTGTGCGACCGTACCATTTGACCCAGTTGTTATTTTAATATTTTCTAAGGAAAAAATATTGTTACAGAATCTATCAACATCCAAGATACCATTTGTTGCAGTGTCAGCAACACCGGTGTTATCCTCAACTGCAAAGTTCATGTTAACTGTAGAATGCGTTGGAAAATGTTTCGTAAAGCTATGAAATGATTTATCTTGAAGAATTGAGCTATTTTGTTCAGCTAAGTTTGTGATATGTTCAAACTTAGCACCCCAATGGTATCTAACGTTAACTTGAGTTTGTTGTCCTGTTCCATCATTTAAATGATTTCTGAATGGAAGCGGTGGTTCGATCGTATTTCTTGTAAATGTAGCTATGCTTAATGCAGAAGAATCAACCTCACTTAATGGTGCTAATGGTGATGAACCAGAAGTTACAAGATGAGAAATTCCTCTGAATCCCATTGGTAAAGCGGTTGGGTCAATCGTCTCATTTGTTACGGCATCAGAAACTTCAACTCTTACATAACGTGAGCGAAGTTCATAGTTTCCATCAACAATAAGCTTTTGTTCTGCTTCATCTCTATCAAAGTCATAATAAGCGTTAACATCTCCTAAGACTTTAGCGACGTATCTATCAGAAGATGGATCTAGGTTTACCCCTTCCCATCTTTCTAAAACCTTTTGATCGATATCGGTGTCCGTTAAGCTTCTTATCGAAAGGCTAAAAGAACCGTATTTGTTAGAAGGATCAGATGATGGAACGATGTTGTAAATAGAAATCTTGTATTGGTTAGAAATACCTGCACCAGCATCTAAAGAATGTAACTTAAATAGATTTTGAGGTGATCCACCGAACTTTTGCGAAATAATCCAAGAGGTTTTTGCACTTGAGAATCTATCACGGAATCCTTCATAGTTTGGAACGACGGAAGAACCGACGTTTCTTGCCAATGATGATGATAAAAGAAAAGCAGATCTTTCTAACCCAGCTGCAATTGGCGCTTCAGACACTACACCGGAGCCCGTAACTACAGCTAATACTGGGTGGATGTCCCAATGAGCAGCCAGATAATGTCCTGCTTCTTGAATCTTGTAAGGATCCGTGTTTAGAACTTTGCTAATATAATTTGAAGAAGTTACGTTGAATGATGCTGTAATAACATTCGGATACAAAGAATTTGTTCCTTTGTGGCCATTTAGCATCAACGTAAATTCTTGCTTTACATCAGATAGAACCAAAGTTCCTAATGATGTTCCTTTGTTCGTTACAGAATTATTACCAATTATGCTGGAAGCTGGTTTAGAGGAATCGATTCCTACAGCAGACGCAGAAAGTCTAAGAACTACACCAGAAGGAGCCATTAGGACGCCTCTTACAATCGGAACTGCTCCATTTACTATAGAATTAATGCTTCCAACGCCTTGAATTCCTGCGGAACTAAATACAGAAGAGCCAGCAGACTCAGACATAAAACATCCTAAGAAGTATGTTCTTCCAGGGATTCCTTCAGAATTTGCAAATGGATTTGATGATAAAGAACCATCGGTTACAGATGGTAATTCTTCTCCTACCGTAAATCCAGCGTTCGTAACATCACCTGCTGTCGTTCCAGATGTCGCACGTTTTTTACCGTCGCCGGTGCCTAAAACTCTTAAGTAGGTTACAGAACCTGCTCTTCTTAACCATTCTGAAACGGCCAAAGGTCCAAATTTCTTTGAGTCACTTTCACCAAACTTTGCAAAAAAGTCTGATAGAGTGCCATATGTTAACGGAACGAAAGCCGGTCCTTTAACTGCTGTACCGATAACGCCTGCAGGTACTCCAGTTGGTGATACCTTTACCGGTCCTGTTAGATCTAATTCTCTTGTTGTTACGCCTGCGCTGCCAAACTTGAGCTGTGCCATTTATTTCGCTCCTACCGATTTGCTTGATTGATAAGTATCAGATTACCTAAGTTTTTTTTAATCAAACGAATTGAACTCCAGAGTTTGTAACGATGAAGTCAATTGCAATGAACTCAATTGCCCTTGTTGGAACAACTACGATTCTACCATTAAGACGGTTAAGATCAACGTCTTCTTGCGTATTATTTGTCTCGTTCATCACAACTTGGTATGCTTCAATGCCGGCCTGCGATTGTATGAGACTTAGTTGAAGAATTGCATCAGCTACGAATTTATTTCTGACGGCAGGCGTGTTTTGTTCAAACACAATTCTATTTGCAATGTTTATGACAAGTCTCTTGACCTCAAGAAGAAGACGACGCACGTTGACTCTATCAAGAGCTGACTTTCTGATTTGTAGCGTCTTTTGTCCGTAAATCACGAAGCCTAATCTTGGGAATGTTGCAATTGGATTGATGCGTGCATCGTAGAGACGATCTCTATCAGACACGTTTAATCTAACCTCGACGTTGTTGACAAAATCAAGCGCTGCACGATTAAATCCTGCTGGAGCAAACCAAGGATATGCGGCTCTATCATTAAATCCTAACGCACCTAATGCTGCAACTGAAGCTGGTACTTTGACATACTTGGCATTTGTTACATCATTTACATAAACGTTTGGGAAGTAAGTTGCAACATAATTGTTATCAAAAATTCTTGCTTCGAATGTTAAAGCAGTATTTTCAACGCTAATCTTAGCAGCAGAATCATCATAAATTCTATTACTATTATCGTCATAATTTGGAAGATCCATTACGTACATCGAAAGACCGTAATCACGAACTTTCTTTGATGCATAGTTCGTGATATAATCTTCACGAATTCCAGGTAATGCCAAAAGATTGACGTTGACTTGTAGAGGATCCGTCATAACATCGACCGCAGTAATGTAAGAATTAACTGAGTTATTGTCGACACCAGTTCCTGCTTGATTTGAAGCGAGGCCGGCTGGTAGATAAGTTGCAGAAGCTCCACCATGTGGTGTTTCAAATGATGTTGCCTTATCATTCATTCGGGCGGCAGCAGAATCGAGGACATTTAGACCGTCAAATCCACCTTGCATGAATGTTGTGAATTTAGCAAATGAAGAATACTTGTTAAATTCATAAGGTTGTCCATTTGATAGCAATGAAGCAAACGTGATTCTATTTCCTAAAACAGGATCATTGATCATATAAGTTGTAGGATCTAGCTTTGCGTTTCTTACATACGCAGCTTCTCGCATATGAGCACGAATTGTTCCAGTTAGATTAGATATCGTTCCTGCAGAGAATGCGACCTTTGACAACGAGAATTTGTTGTTATTGAAAGTATCAGCGCCGGAACCGGTCACGAGAACGTCGAGCTTCTTAATACCTGCAAACTTAGTGTAGCTTTCAAGAAGAGGATTTTTAACTTCAGAAAGATTTACATTGAGAGGAACATTATTTCTTTCAAACTTGACGCCCCAATAGAATTGAGGTGATGCAACTTCTTGAGGTCCTGGATCACCGTCCCAAGCTGGGGCTGACATCGGACCTTTTGTTACTTTAAACCTAAATGGAACAGGAGGCAAGATTGATTGTGATAAGATTCCTGAAGAATCTATTGTAAATAAACCAGCAAGCCTCTTAGCACCTGTTGAACCATCATTTAGAGAATCATTGGTCTTTAAAAGTTCTGGTCCTCTGAACCCGAATGGAAGAGATTTTGCAGGAACTTTCTTGTCTTCAACTGCTGAATTAATAATAACTCTGACGTACTTAGAAACGTTGGAGTACTTACCCGTAGATATAATCCTTCTTTCAGAAACGATGTCTTGGTCAAAATCGTAAGTAACCTTACGATCACCAATCAGTTTTCCGACATAATTATCTGAATCTGGGTTTAAAGAACAATTCACAAACTCTTCAAGAATGACTGGGTTGATGTCTGTGTCATTCCAGTCGCGAATTTGAACGTTGAATATTCCATATTCATCCGCTTCATTCTCAGAAACCTTGAGATTTGCAATTGAGACCTTGTAAAGGCTGTTTGCATATGCTCCATCATCGAGAGCTTCAATTGCAAATAGATCATACTCTGTTGCGCCGAATGGCTGAGAAATAAAGTATGATGTCTTAGGAGAAACATAACGTGTGTCGAAAGCTCCGAAAGCCTTGCGGAATTCAGTTGTAGATTCACCAGAAACGTTGCTGGTTAATGAAGAACCAGAAAGAACTGCAACGTAGTCATCATTAGCAACTGTAGCAACTTCATCATCAACTGCATAATCGGCATAGAGAAGATGTTGATATGTTGCAAACTTTTCTGGGTCTTTGTTAAGAACTTTTCCAAAGTAATCATCATCTGACGGGTTCATTGATGCTGTATATACTTTAATTCCAGGAACTCCGTCATCAAATGAATATGCAGAGCCTAAAGTAGAAGAGATGACTAACTTAAATTTTCCAGATTTAACTAACGCTGCGTCATCGGTAACAGCCATCCCATTGAATGTTGTAGGAACAGACTGATTTCCATCAAGAACCATCATTCTAGTTCCTGTGGCCATCATGACGACGCCTCTAATAAGATTCATATTAGAAGCTTGGGTGCGTGAATCATTATCAGTAAACATTGGCATACCATAAGCTTCATTCGTTTGAAGCGTATGATCTGCAGATAAAAATTGTATTGCACCGTTGTGGCGGCCTAACGCTCCGTTGGCTGTTGAAACAACACCTTCAAGCTTGAAACCTGCATTTTTTACGCGGCCGGATGCGGCTGTATTTGAAATATCCGTCGTGGTTTTGTTAGCACCAGCGCCTAATACTCTCATGTAAGTAAGCGCTGTTCTATTCTTTAAAAACTCATTGACTGCATATGGACCAAACTTCTTTGGATCTAAATCGCCAAATATGTTAACAAACTCTTGAAAGCTAGCAACGGTGACCGGAATGAATGCCGGACCTTTGTTAGATGTACCGATAACACCTGCTGGAACTCCAATTGGTCCTGCTGATGCTGGAGCTTTAAGCTCAATCTCACGCTCAAAAAAATTAGGAGATCTAAAAACCTGCTCAGCCATTATACTACTCCTTCATGCAACAAACTTTCTTATAAGTATTTGAAAAAAACCAAAAATAAAAATCAATCATCTTCTCCGATGATATGATATGATAAACCTCCTAATAAAGCATCAGCCGTTAACGGCGCGGGGGTAGCGCTAACTTGTGAAGCTGGCTTAATGACGGACTCTCCTGATGTTTGGTTTACAGCATAAACCCTAACATACCCGCCTGGTGTTTTTCTATATAAAGGTTCAATTTGATTAGATTTAGAATTTCTAGTGCTATTTGCTGAATCATTTGATATTGAAGAATCTTTAGGATCATATAGACGAGTTCCGTTTGTGTTTCTTTGATCTCTTCTTCTATTTACTTCATCTGATAATGGTAGAGTCGGATCATCAGAACCTAAGAATGGATTAGCAACTATTGAATTTGACTCATTATTAACGACACCAGCAAAAACATTTGTTTCAAAAGAAATAATGGGTGATGAAACATATCTTTTTACAGGAATTCCCGTGTTAGGATCTTGCGAAGCAAAAATGTACGCTTTTACGCTAATATTAAATTTGTATTTGATAATTCTTTCTTCTTGACCTAACTCATCTAAATTATTTTCTGGATCATATGAGTTATTGTCTACTGTTGCTATAAACCAATACCCTTTTGGTGTGTTTAATTGCCATGCATTTCCTTGTGGCAAAAATGATGAAATAATTTGTTCAATCAATTGATTCATATGTTGCGTATATTGCGTCCACATCGTTACTTCATAGCTAACAGTGCAAAATTGAGGAGATGGTATGACGATTGTTTCAAAAATATTATTCTTTTTTATATCTGCTAACCATGCACCATCTAATCCTGTTCGAGTATTCGAGTCTTCTCCTACTTTTCTTTCAGTTAATATTTGTTCATCAATGTGAGCCAACTGAGGATTGGTTGCAACGTTCTTTTGATTTTGTAATAAATAACGATTTATTAAATTTTGATAATTTCTATCAGATTTGTCAAGCCGTCTACGAATAATGATTTCGCTTGTTTGCTGATTAATTCCTCTACCTGCAATATCACTACCTAAATCTTGAGAAACATTGTTTCTTGCTATCGTAATCAAAGGAAGGATCAAAGAGTTATTTCTATCTCTTAATGCTCTTCTTTTCTTTAATATCGCCCATTTTTCTCCTGTCGCAAAAATGACAGGAACCTTTTTAAATTCTGTATCTTTTGATCCTACCTGTAACTTAATCTCATTATCAAATAATTTAAATAAGGCAACGTCGACATCCTCTACACCTACTGGTGGGATAGTGAACGTAGGATTTCCATTATGCGAATCTGTATTAATTCCATTTACACCAAACCTCGGGCGACTTTTTGAATTATGTCTAACTGGCATAATCAATCCTCATCGTAAAAAGCATTACCTACATCGTTTGGATCTCCAAGATTAGAAACTTCTTTTGGTCCAGTGATAGGTGGTTCCAATACACCATTTTTAACCAAATCTCTTGTGTCTGCAGTCGTACCTTCTTTGTTTTTTGCAAAGCCTCTTTGTTGAACGAACGTATCCTGAATAGCGTCTTGATCTGTGTACTTAAGATCAGTTGGGCCATTAATAAGAGCCTTGAATTGGCTTTCACGAACCCTCGTTCCTACTAAAGAAATTCCATCTATATTTTCTGCCTGCCCATAGATAGTGCGCATGTATTTGTATTCAGTAATTTCATAAAATATTGTACCAAAAGAAAAATAATCTCCTATTGAAGGATTAATTCCTTTTTCAACCATATCTCGATGTTGAATATAGACCTCTAAAGTAAATTGAGTATCTACACCGAACTTATTGATTTTAGTTTCATTTTGAAATTCACTATTGACCAATGCTTCAATCAAAATTGGATTATCAAAAATCTTTTGTAAAGCTTCTTCATAAACCTCGTGAGTCTTTGTTTTTGTCTCTGAAATTGGATAATAATAAATTTTTTGACCGACGACATCTTTAACAATCTCTTTCGTTATGTCAGAGATAAAGTTAATCTCGCGTTGGGTAATGAAAAGCCTTGCCATTTTATTATCCGATTACTATTCCTTTGCCTAGCGGCATTGGAATGTATCTAAGCTGTTTTTGCATATTTTCAGCTGCCAAAGCATCTTGCTCAAGAAGTTTTGCGCTTGTTAAATTTTCTAAAAATTCTTTCATTTGAGTCGTTAACTTGTCTTTGTCTTCCCTACCTTGAGAAATCAAATCTGACCCATTCAGCTGCAAGTCTGCGTTTGGAATTGGTATCGAAGAAAACTTAGATCTAATTAAACCTAAAAGTTCTTTGCATAATGCTAACGTGTATTGTCTAATCCACTGTTTTCCAGGTTGATTTATTGTAATAAAAGGTATGTTACCAAAAGGCATATTGTTGGGTCCGGATATGCCGTAAATCGAGTCATCTGCATATGCAGTCGGATTTAGTGGATTATGAGGTTTCATTAATTTTATAAAAAGCTTACCCATTTGAATATTAGTTGAAGGCGTTGGATAAATTCTTAAATTGCTTCCAATTATTTCATAAGAATAATTTGATCTTCTAACCCTAAATGCTGTTTCTAACATACCTCTTCTTAAAACATCTTCAAACACTGGAAGGACATAAAAGACTGTTGAGTTAACATACGATTCATAGTTAAAATTGGTTGCTAAAAAGTTTGTGATATTTGAAGCGTTCAACAAAAATTGTTGAGATGCTAGTGGCTCAAAATGGAATAACTCAACAACTTTTAATTTTCCTTTAGACCCTGAGGGCATCGTGTCGTATACTACTTCGTCTTTATCATCACCGGCAGCAACTTTAACGTCATTATAAATGTTGTAATCTTGTTGACCAGAAACAAGTTCTATGTATCCAAGCGTAGCATCATATGAACCACCGATGTATGCTTCTGTCGCATACGGTTCTGCCATTCTAAGAAGATATTCTACCGTACGCTTTGCATATCTGTTTGTTAGATCAGTCGACCCTGTTGGCAACCCCAAAACGTTTGTTAAATCAGATGTTATCTTCATCTCATGAATTAATCTACTGTATTCGCAGCATGCCTCTTCGAAACATGCCCATATTTCTTTCTTTGTTAACTCTACAGAAAGAACGTCATCGCCTAATTTACGCTTAACAAATAAAACCATCGAGTCTGCTTCTGTTTGAAAAGAAGCCTCGGCATCAAAAAAGCCAAATGGCGTTGGATTAATCGTTGCTACAAATGTTGTCATGTATAAACGTTCCTTAGAGCGCTAGACTCCATAGATAAAATTATGGTTGAGCGCAATGAAATGCGACAAAAAAACGCAGTATCTATCTAATACGTGTTAGATAATGTTTTTTATTTGAAATACTTTAAAGTATTTTGTAAGCTTCAAAATGCATTCCATCAGGACGATTTGCAAACCATCCGCCCCAATAAAATCCATATTCATAAGCAATTTCTACAAGCTCTCTAACAGAACCTGTCTCACCTCTTAATGCTGGTTGAGCACCTAACATGTTCCATTGTACGTTAATATCAAATGCCGTTCCCCAAGCATGATTAGATAAAGAAGTTCTTGATCCACGAACGAATCTGGGTACCCATGAACCACCCCATGATAAAATCAGATATGTTAATCCTTCATCATGCCATTTATTAAAAAGTTTTGTTATTTGAGGAATCAATAATGAATGAAATTGAATAGTACTTGATTTTGGAACACCAGCTATTCCGCGTAAGTGATGAATTGAAACTTGAGAAATATTTGAAGTCCAGTTTGACGTAATCGTTATTGCTTCAGGGTTTGCATACGTTGGAGATGAAACATAAGAAAATTTACCAAATAATTTTTCTCTATCTAAAAAACTTAAAGGCCCATGAGGCGGTTGTTGCGGCCAGTTTGGTCCATTAATGTTTTTTGAAGAATCTAAAACAGCAGGAAATCCTGAACTAATAGCTATAGCCAAAGTTTTTGGACCAACTACACCATCCGGGATTAATCCTTTGCTGCTTTGGAATGCTTTTGTTTCAAGTTCTGTTATATTTCCAAAAACCGCGTCAGCCACAATGCTACTATTTGACGTTCTTCCTCGTAAAAAGTTTTGCCATTTTTCAACTTCTGGCCCTGTTGAGCCTTTTCTAAGAACTTGAAACATATATTATGCTCACATCGATGAAACTAAAGCTTGTATAGCGGTTTTAACTCTTTCACGCAACTCATCAGGAAGAGCAGAAAGTAGTACATATGTTTCAGGGCGAACTACGTTCTCTACCGGTCCTCCTATCGTTTCTGCGTTGGAACGATTGACACCTACATTGATAAAAAGTGGTGGAGAACCTACACGTACATGGACCATCGGTTGATATAAATCTATTCTTTGCATTGTCATCCTTTCAAGACGCCTTGACTTCTGCTTAAGGCTTCATTCATTGAAGTAAATCTACTCTTAAGCAATGCCAATGTTTCTTCCATCTCGATAGAATTTTCACCGCGAGCCTTAGATTCTAAAATCTTTTGTTCGAGTTCAACGATTTTTAATAATAAATTTTCTGTTGTAGCGGACATAATATTTCAAGTTGCAATTTTATTGACCAAAGTTTTCATAGCAGCAATTGTTTGTGTGTCTTTAGCTTTAAGAATCCCTAAAAACGTTTTTCCCAATGCTTGATAATCAGCTGTAGATAATTCAGAAGATAATTTAGAATCTTTTTTTACTGCGTTTATTACTTTTGTTGCAACATCAGAATCTAATTTTATTAATAACATTTTTAAAGCAGCTATTTCATCATCTTCAACTTTAGGGTCAGAAACTTCTTGACCACCTGCAGTTGGATTTTCAACCAAACTTGAAATTTCTTCAGCAATAATTTTACGAAGTTGCGATTCTGTAATTCTCATAAAATGTACCTTAATGTAGTTAAATATCCTTAATGTATGTTAAATATCTATCATCAATTCAACATTTTATTAAATTTTAGAGGCGTCTTTTATCATCTTATCGATATCAATGATTGTCTTCTTAAGTTTATCTTCAAAGGGGACCAATAAGATAGGAATAATTCCAGTCTTATTAATTCCATTTTGCTTCCAATCATCAACTATAAAAGCTATTTTTTCTAACTCATCCTTAGCCTTTAATAATTTAACGATTATAGTATTGGGTTTAAGGATGGTTTTTGCCACAATAACCTCATTAATAACTATTGTTAGCTTAATATAGAATTTGATGATTAAACTTTTTTAAAAACAAAAAAGGGAAGAAAATTAATTCTTCCCTTTAAATTAAGCTAATAAGCTAAGCCTCAGCGGAGCGTCTTACCAGTGTATGCGTAATGAGTACGGAGAAGGCGATATAGTGTGCGGGCCTCACGGCCGCTAAACTCAACTGTTTGTTGATCTAGATCAATAAAAAAACGAGTTGAATCATTGTGCGTATCTGTCGATACTGCTGCATTGAATCCATCATCACGCTGAGCAGTCTCAGTACGAAGTTTACCGTTACGGTCGCGACGGCTGCGGATAATTGCATTCTTGTTGGTTGAGGTATAATTCTTCTTAGTCTTAGGCATTTTTAAATCTCCAATTTATTTAAATTTTTTAATACGGTTTTAGATGTTCGAACCGTGTAGTAGAATGATATATCAACCTAAAAATCATGTACAAAACTTCAATACGGCGTCGATTTAAATCATTTAACGTTAATCATTCCAGAAACTACATTTGGAGAAACACCATATTCGGCAGTCTTATTGTTGTCACCTTTTGCAACCGCATAAATAGTTGCAACAGAAGCAAATGACGACATCTGTTCAGATGTCTTTGTCGAATCGTCGAGGCCAGTCAACGGGTTGAATCCAACTGCGTTTTTTCCATTAACTTTGTTTGCATAAACATGACCGAACCACCCATTCTTAACGTTTCTTTTAGGATCCATCACATATGTCCAATTACACGCATCCGGGGTGGCGTCCGGCCATGTAGAACCTTGTAATGGAGTATGGGGCGTATCACCGTATGCAACGAACGTTGTGTTTTGATCTAGTTTTTCTGTAGGACTTTCTGGATCGACTTGTTGAGACAAGTAGTTGTAAAATCCATCAAGAACTTTCCCTAAATGCTTTATGGTATTTCTACCTTGACTCATTTGCGTTTGAGAATCAAATGTAACGTGAGGATCTGTAAACGTCGTATCACTGGTTGGGCCTGGGGATAAGGCTACAATAGCGGTCTTAGATAGACCTAATGCAAATGATTTTGCAACAACAATTAAAGTTCTTCCAAATTCCTCAATACCTTTACGCTGAGCAGATGACATGTAAGAAGAAGATGAATTTATGCTATCAATCATTTCTTGAATTCCAAAATCTGCAAGATCTTGGCTTATCGGAGTTAATTGCGAAGCAAAGTTTAAACCAATGATTCGAGCTGCATTCTTAGTCACTTGCATTTGAGGTAACCAAGTCGTTCTATTCGAAGACTTTCTTAAACCTACTAGTGCCTTGTAATACACGTCAAATAATTCTTGATCTGCTTTTGATGATAAAGTAAATTGACTGGCGGCTGAATTAAATAAATCAATCATCCCCGCAGACGATGGAACAGTCGCTATTTCAGGGGCGCCAGGTGCTCTACCATATTTTACGGGGTCGATTCCTAAGACGGGGACAATTGAAGAAGAACCTGCGGCGCCCAAAGATGCTAATGCTGCTTGCATAGATGAATTACCAGAAAGAGCTACTTGAGAAATTGGAAATTCAGTGTGAGTTTCATCTTTTCCTGACATATATGCAGTTACAGGATACTTTGGAAGACCAAGAATATGATCAAACCATGGGGCATGAGGACCATAAAAAAAGGATCTATCCCCACCATCCCAGCCTTTAACCCCTATTGGAAGAGAAGGAAGCTGATTTCCTTTGCCTTGTGTATAAGTTCCGCGGTATCCATTTACAGGATTGTAACCATATTGAGATGTATAGAGGTAAGATGAGAATCCTCCAAAATTAGAAGACATTCCTGGGACGTTAGCATTTGCAGTTGCTTTCATTGCAACATCTGGAACTGGCCATAACTCTTGAAACCATGCATGAACTCCATTTGGCGCTGGGACCAATAAAGATCTTCCATAAGTCGTGCCAGCAGCTTCAGCTAATCCATACCCTCCTTCATCAGAAAGGAAGTTTAATAAGTCAGTACGAGATATACCAATAGCTGCAGCAGTAACGCCACACATCTTAAGAAATGTTCTACGACGTTCATCACGGAGTTCTTTTAGTTTCCAATTAGCCATTTGTTTTCTTCCTCATTGACATGAATGTGCCGCGGCGAGCATCACCGCAACTGCAATGTTACGCTTCTTAATTAAATCTGATTGATCACCAGATTTTGCTTTTTGAATTAGCAAATTACACAACAACATGTGATCATCCGTCGCAGGATATCCAATCAAGCAACTTACTGATTCTTCAACGCAACTTCCATCGTTGGCAAACATAGGAAGGTTTTTACCATTTAATGTACAAGCCGGTGCTTTGTTAGGATCAGATATGTTTGTAACGATTTGTGAGGCAGCTTGAATGAAAATATCCATCATTTTCATTGCAGAAGCTGTTGAATGTTCTTCTTTTTCCCCAAGACGCGAATCCAATTTTGGAACGCCTAAAGCATCTTTTCCTGAAAAATATAAAAATCCCGCCGTAGATGGTTTGGATACGCAATATCCATCTGCTGCATCCGGTGAGTTATTTCCGACGTCAAAACAACTACGATTAACCTGATTCATTTTATCGTCTTGATTACAAAAACAAATTTCTGCTCCTGAGCAAACAGGATCATTTGTTCCGTTTGCATCAGTTATTGCCGTTTCACATGATGCGCCTGAACCACCAAAAATGTTTCCAAGCGTTACCGATTGACCAAAAACGTTCGTCATCGTTGTTCGGTTATCTAATAGATTTCCTGTTGGAACTGCAACACCTCTTGCCTTTAAAAAATTTCCTAATTGTACATAAGTCAATTTTCTACAAGAATGCAATCTAGACATAATTTCATCTTGATTAGGAATGTCGTATTCCGAAAGCTCTTTCATCCCGCTGCCAGTTGACATTTGCTGGCCAGAACCAGCAGAAACTTGTGAACCTCCTACTCCACCGTCTGTTGTTGCTGAAGATGTAGATGCAGCTACGCTAACAACGGTTGCTGGTCCTAATAAGTCTTCTATGTCAGGACAATAATTTTCGCCAATATCAGGTGCAGTAGAACCGCACGAATTAAACATTAAAAATGTTGAAATTATTCCGAGTGTAGACCAACCAAATTTTTTCATTATATTTTTTTGCATGGTTTAGAACCTCACGAAATCATCGGAAAGTAAGATGGTACGGAATACCTGCTTAAGGTTATATCCATTTCCTTTAAACATCGTCACGAGTTTTGACATCGTCACCAATTCTGGATTCTTGTCCTTACGATCTGGTAGGGACACCCAAGAACGACCACCAATCTCAGTTATATCTGCACGACCCATGGAATAATTCCACATCCTCTTTACAACGCATTCGATTACTTCATCATCCTTTGACATCTGTTGACCAAGTTCATTGATCGTATCTGCGGAGGCGGGCATTTCAACTCCGTTAACTTTCATTACCTTCTTCCACGCTGGTTTGTTGTTGCCACCATTTGGACAAGATGGAGCAGTGCAAAGCCAATCGGATAACTTCGCTCTTGGAGAACCATTGACTGGTACAAATACCGAATATTCTCCGACCGGTGTCAACGGTTGAAAAACTCCCTTTGAATCAAATTGGCTGAATAAAGGAGAACGATGATTCCATGTTGCATGGCAATTTGCGCAAACGTTGCTGGAATTATAGGCATGAAAATCTACTCGTCCACCATTACAAGCACCAGCAATTTCGCTAACAGGCCACTTATTTTGATATCCTGGGATTGGATCAGCTCCTGAACAAGGAGAAGCTGTAGGAGGTTGATCTGTCGGTTCACCACCTGATTGTTCATTTCCAGATCTACATAAAAATGTCTCATGAAAGAATCGATTACGACGAAATGATAGATTACCGTAGTATAAACTTTGAACTCCTGGATCTGTTAGGATTCCTGAATGATTCATCCCGGCAAGAAGATTGTTACAAGAACCATCAATAAAGGTATTGCTTGTAGCATTAAAAGTAGGACATGTATTAGTCTGCTGGACAATTATATTTCTCCAATCTTTTTCTTCATATACTATCTTCGCTGCAAAAGTAGGCGCGGTGTCACGATTTGGCTCGCCGGCTACAGTAGAAATGCCACCCATTTTAAAAGTATACTTAAAAAATTCGACCAAGGTAGCTGCAAAATGTGGATCAGATAGCTTCTTATCGATCAACTCTTGGTATTTTTCATCCTGCATATCCGCAGGTAAATCTGCCAACTCATATATTTCAGAAACAGTTGGAACATCCCCTAAGATTAAAATGCTTGCCGTTCGCAACGCCTCTGAATAATCTAACTCTCTTTCATCAAGCTCTGTCATCTCTTGCTGTTGCTGCCCCGACCCGGGTGAAACAGAAGCCGACGTCAAACCTCCAGATATCGTTGTTGAAACGTTCGTTGAGACCGTAACAGACGTTTGCGAATCGCCAGAAGCCGTAGCAGGTTGTTTCGGAGTCGGACAATCTTTAAAAACAGCAGACGTGTCGCCTGCTAGCTTATAAGGATTAGGACGTTCACATCCGTATAACGTTAATCCGAATGCGAGAGATACTATCAATCCATTTATTACAACGTTATTTCTTCTACCCATATTGGTAATATAATAACACAGGTAAAGAAAAATATAAAGTGGTCAACAATTATTTTTGTTTTCTTCTTAAAACAAGAGGATTTTCTTTTATTAACCAAAACTCTCGTTCTAATGGCGGCTCTTCATCTTGTTTAAACCACATAAGTTTTCTTCCGCCTGTTGATGAATATACACCGATTATCGTTATTTCTCCTTCATGAATTAAATCATGACAAGAATGGCAAACGACAGCGAGATTATTGTTATCATTTGTGCATCGAGGATCACACCTCGGAATTATATGATGAATGTTTATTGCCGCAGGACGGTCATACCTACAGATCTCGCATCGATCTTTCTCTAACTTAGGCTGACCATGCATCCGTCGTCTCTTCACGGATACAATTATACATCAATCTTCTTCTTTTTCTTGCGATTTAAGAGCTTCTGCCTTTTTATCTTCTATAACCATTTTTTAGTCAAATAGTCACGGTACAAGGCCATGACCTTGGAACTCAGCGCCAAGAACAACGCTGTTTCCGTACGGATGATTGACTGCATCCTGCTCACAGTTTAAACTGTGAGATGATTTAGAGACCTAACGATCTCTGATATTACATGCCGTATGCCTTTTTTGCAAGAATATTTGCCTCCTTGACGATTACTTCTCAAAATGTTTCCGCAAAAAGAACACTTCTGTGAAGTATATGCCGCAAAGCCAGTCTTGATCATTCTATTCACAATTATAAATTGATGACGTACATGTGTGATCCACATCCATAAATCCTTGAGACTCTCACCTCAATTGCAATCTGACGTTCGGACTTACCATTTTTTGCTCTAAACTTAAACCTATCGTAACGAAGCTGGTTATCAGTGTACCAATAATCTACGGTCGTTGATCCTAGAAAAGAAAACCCTACAGACTTATATCCGTCCCCTTCTCCTACACGTCTATCGACGTATGTCATGATTCCACGGTATCCGTTTTTTTTGCACCACTCTTTGGCGCGTTTCACCAACTTAGACAAACCCCCAGGAACAGAGGTCGCTTGAGCCGTGCTGTACCGAGCAATTTCTAGGTAACCTTCGTACTTCTTGCCGTTCCTTGGAATACGAAGTGACAAGGCAGCAACGACGATACCACTCCTGTCTCTTAATCCCCACGTTACCTTGGACGGGACATATCCTGCTATGTGTGTAGAATCGAAGAAAGACCTTTGTTCTTGTGTGTTTAATTCGACGACTTTTGTGGACCAGGTCTTACACCTGTAACGATCCATGCCGAGACGGTGGCGGATCATCGACTCGCATATCTCTCGCTTGTCTCTCCATTCATCCTCAAATATCTGCAGCAACTTTATGCCGTTCTTCGCAGCAAGGACGGATTTTTCTAGATGCTTGTTCTTATCAAAAACCCCTTGTTTAGAACCTTCGCTGTGCCAGTACAACCCATGACACTCTATCCCAAATTTTTTGGAAGGAACATACACGTCGATTTCCTTCGGAGACATCGCCTTCTTGTCGCCTGATATCACATCAGGTGTTAATGATTGAACGAATGTGAACACCTCTAGTTCCCAATTGGACTTGCTGAATGGGTGGCACTTATAACACCTACTTCCTCTCTCAAAGGCCTGTAGAGTCTTTGGTTGAACCTCTCCACATCGATTACACTGAAACTTGAGGTACTGCTCTTGCCGAGAGATGTATTCTTCTAACGGAGTAACGAGGGTGAACTCAGACTGCCTCTCCAATAATCTTTCTTTTAGCGTAGATGTTTCCAACATCTTACTTAAGCTAATTTTTTCTAGGGTCTCTCGTGTATGGCGGCGACCATAGAACGGGTTACCTTCACCTGTCATTGATTCAGACTGGAGCTTTATCCTTGGATCTGTATCCTTACTTTGCCCCTTATTCCAAGCTTCGGCCTTTCCGCCTCGGACTCCGCCTTCTTTCATAGCGAGACGGGAATGGTCTTTGCAGAATCTTTTAAAAGAAAAAGAAACATATCTGACGGAGGATGAACACACTTCGCAAACAGGTTTTTTACCTCCGTGGTATACTTCAACAGTGTAATCCTCTGATGACAGATCGTGAATTGACCTGATGTGGTTCGTCAGTTTCTTTGCATCATCATGTCGAAAGTCACACAACCTACAGTCCATGTCATTACACCCTTATATGGACTATATAGTAACATAAGAGATGTGTTTGTAACACTAAGTTCTAAAATCCTGGGGATAGCATGATTGTGAAGCCCCAACCCATACGATCGCAATAATCTCGTGCAGCATTCCACTTGGCGTCATCAACGTCGTCGTGTCGCCCCTTCACCTCGTACAACACACGATCCTCTCTTCCAAAGAAATCTGGAATATAGTTGCGTGTCGTTCCATCCGGATGAACGTAAGGAATCGTGATCCCATGGTTCTTGGTCACCTCATACTTCCGCTCAACGCACGTCTGGAAGAAGATGGACTCCCATGAAGAATGCATGTGCTCTTCTTCTCCGGTCCATGGACTGATCAAGGTTTCACGCTTGAATGGAGCCTGTGGACCGATCTTGTTCTCGGCAAGGAGCTTGATGGCACGTTGCGATGCTTCTTCACGGAGGATAGGGGCGAGGGGAGATTCTGACCAGAAGCGGTTGACGCCTTGCCTTATTCTATCTGCATATGAAGGATCAGAATCATACTGAAATTGCTTAGACTTACGCATCATATCTCTATATGCATCAGTTTTCATCATTTTTCTGATTCTATTGCCATGAATCTCCCAACGTTTCTTTGCACCTTCAGAATAATTCTTTAATTGTTCTTCGGTTCTTTTTAATCCGAATATCGGAGATTTTTCTCCTGTCTTTCCTGACATGGGATTGTTGGTCCCGCTAGCTGCACAGGACTTGGAACAGAAACGAGAAAAGCCTCCTTTTTTGTAAGGAAGCTTTGTCCCGCAGGTGCAGTGTGGCCAATCACCGTCATATTCATGTTTGACGACGTAATCAGGATATGACAATCCATGAGAACGTAAGTGGTATCCTAAAGCATTCTGCGCCGAACATTCATGTCCGCATTCTTTGCATGTGATCATGACCTAAATATACATGGTAACATGCGTTTTGTAAAAGTCATGACTACAAAAAGAAGAAAGGCCCTCTTTCGAAGGCCTTTCCTATCAAAGATGGTCGTTTCCGACTATCAGATGATGTTCATGTCCAAGCACGTCACGGTCCCGAAGAAATCGCTGCGAACCATTTTCTTACCGTAGCGAGTCATTACACCCTTGCGTGGTGTGAAATCTTCCGGTGCGAAGATGGTTGGTGTGACGATGAGTGGAACGTATGGTGCGTAGACGTAGCCGGTCTCGAGGTAGCTGCCGCCCTTGTAGCCGACGAGGATCTTGTTTCTGACGAAGTAAGGATCCTTGTAGACCGTGAAGCGGTTGCTGAGAGAGCCGATTGCCTCTGCTCCGATTGTGAATGGAGAAGCGACTTGACCTTCACCATCGATGGAGAACTTCGGCTTGTAGAGGACCGAGGACTCGAGGACCGTGGCGACGTCCGGGCCGCAAACGAGGAAGTTTGCAGAGCCGCGGAGTGTCTTGCGGTGGATGGTGTTGGCAACGTCGATGATGGTCTCGACGAGGGTCTCGTACCACTCACGAACTGTACCTGTGAAGGCCGGTCCGATTGAGAGGGATGAGGCAAGAGAAACTGCAGCACCCGTGACCTTGTTGACGAACTTACCTGGGGCACGTGACCAGTAGTAGTTGGCGCCGTTGGCTTGTGTGACGAGGTCGCTGAGGATTTCGCGGTCAATCTCAAGAGCGATTTGCTCAGAGAGGATTGACGTTAATTCGACCTCTGCATCCATGGAGTGGTATGCGTTGAGGTCTTGCGCAAGTTCTGGTGACCAGCGAGCACGAAGCTTGCGGGTTGTTGCAGTAATTGCGAGTGACTCGATCTTGATATCAATCTCTGGGATTGCCGGAGAAGGAGTTGTTCCGAAGTCAGACTCGAATGAAGGAACGGTGAGCGTTGCGCCAGCTCCTGCACCGTCACCACCGAGGGCAGAAACAGAATCTGACTTAGCAAAGGTGACGCGGCCTGTTGCTGCTGTAAGAGTAGATAGACCGTTTGCACCTTTAAGAACTAATTGGACGTAGTTACCGTTGAGTGCGTCTGGGACGAACTTCAATGATGTTCCTGTTCCTGTAAGGGTACCACGCTTGTTGAGGCGACGAAGGTTGAGAACGCCGCTTCCACCTTGGTAAGAATCTCCCCATGCCGTTG